TGACGAGGTGCTGTAATGGATAGAGAGACGCTGCTGGAGTATCTTGACATGGGGATGGTCGATCCAAAGTCGCTTGCTGAGTCGTTGATTTGCTGGCTCTCGCAGGACGATATCAAAAGATTCTGTGAAATCTACGAGATTTTGTCGCCCGAACAACTTAATGAATTGATGGCGGAATAAAAGCTGTTGACCTTTTCGAAATTTCGTGTATACTGGCTATACTTACTAAGGAGATCACATGGAAACGTATCACATCTACTTCACGACCGTTGCAACTGGCGAAGAAAACGTCGCCTTGTACGAGGCAGAGACGGAAAACCACGCTCGGACGTTCTTTTTCGAGGATTTCGGGTCCGAAGTTGTGATTGATGGTGTTGACATTTCGAAATAACTGTTGTATACTGGCTATACTTACTAAGGAGATGTCAATGAAATTGAAACCGATTGGATTGTTCCACACGCCGGAGACGGTTGAAGAGATGATGACTTACATCGACAACTTCTCTGGTGCAGAGAAGGCTGCTGTGACGACTGTGGCGATGATGATGTGGAATCTCTGTGCGAAGCTGACCAGCGATTGCTGCAGCGACAACGAACCCAACACAGTGGTGTGAGAGTGATGAAAAAGACGAAAAAAGTCAACACGTTGCGTCAGCAGATTGATGAGCTGTGCGAGTGTGTCTTTCAGTTCAACGTTGGGATGGCTGAGAGCAACGTGGCATTCACGTGGAAGGGTGATGACCTGTTTGTCCTGCGAACAAACGACTTCTGCCCAGGCCCCGGCGATGTGACGACTGAAATCTATCAGCTGAACAAAGCCGCACAGAAGGCTCTCGCTGCGATTGACTTTGACATTGACGATGACGATGATTCGATGGACGGTGACTTTGATAGTGCAATGGCAGTTGATGAGCTGTTCTGGGACTGCCTTGATCAATATAAACTCGTGATTTTTGGGGATTAATTAGCTGTTGACTTATTTCGAAATTCATGTATACTGGGCTTCATGGTTAACGAACAGGAGATTGAGATGAAGTCTTGGGAACAGATGTCGGAACACGAGCAGCTGTCGGCGATTCACTACGATATGTACAAGGACGCACACGGCATTCGTCCGCGCTGGATCGAATACGACACTCTGACGGTCAGTGAACTGCGTCAGTCTATCGAGCAGCTGGAGAGCGAGATCAGCTTCCAGATCGCCGAAGAAGAGAAGCGGCAAGCTGTGGCGATCCAGGAATTCGAGGCTGTTGTCCAGAACGCGATCGAGTTCGGTGCAGGTGATCGTGAGACTGCGCTTCGGTGGCTGATCGATGACGGCGAGGCTTGCGGGGATCGGGAATACTTCTGTTTCCTCAATGGTTTACCGTATGGATATTTCAAAAAGGAGGCTGCATAATGTTCTACCGTGTGTTATCGATTGATGCGTGGGGCAATAAGGATGAAGGTTACGAGTGGAATAACTGGTACACGGTCGCGACTGTCGATCTTAACTCCGACTGTGCCGATCCCGCTACGGACGAGATGATTATTGACGCATTGTGCGACCGCGGATTGATCAATGCAGAATTCCGCGGGGATGTTGAAGTCGAGGACGATCAGTACAATGCCGTGATTGTCAATAAACACACCCGACAGCCAATCTATGCTATCGACGGCTTCAATGCTTGTTAAATCAAAGAGTTAGAACCTGTTGACATTTTCGAAAGTATATGGGATAGTGGCTCTACACTAACGAATTGGAGATTGGAATGCAACCGAAATTTGAACAACTGCGCAACTCAAACAACGTCAAGGTCGGTCTGATGGTTGACTTCCTCGTCAAGGCGACGAAGTTCCTTGAGCAGGGAAAGCTGACCGATGCTTGCACGTGCATCCGTCTTGCCAAGGAATTCCAAGACGAGATTCCGGCTGAACTTCGCCTGCTCAATCAAGGAGATATCTAATGAGCGACTTCGGTGACAAGTGCGTGTTTTACGGGGCGGTGTTCTGTTTCATCCTGGTGATGGCTTACGGGGTGTGAGAGCTGCACCCCCGCTGCGAAGACACGGGGCGGGGGTTGCAAAAATCTAGGGCTGTTGCGTACTAATTAGCGTACCCCCGCCCGTCCCCATAAATCTGTTGAAAACGCGTCCTGTAAAAATTTTTTTTAGAATTTTTTTTGTAAAAACACGCTGCTAATTTTCTGTGAGGTTCTACTATGAAATGTTCTGCTTGTCACTATACGAAAGGGGATTAGGATGGGGAAGAAGATTCTGCATGTTGCTGCGACGTATGAGAGTTTTGCTGGTGAGCACGATGATACGTTTTTCCACTTTGAATATAGGGGAATTCAATTTCGAATTGCTCCGACGGGGAATCGATGGTGTGTTGAAAGGAAAGGTGAGATGCGTTATCTGAAGGTGCCTAACAGGAGTCCAAATATAACGTACAAATCGCCGCTTGCTGCGTTCAAATACTTGAGGATGGTTTTTGACACGCACTATGGATATTTAAAGCGATATTCGCGTTAACTGGGTGTTAATGATGTTGCTGTTGACATTTATAATTTTCTGTGTATAATACGAAGTGTTGGGGAAGAGTTATAATATATTAGCTAACTGGGAGTAACATCTGATGGGAAATAGTAAGCTGGAAGATTATTTGATTTTAATCTTGGTGCTGTCTGGTATGGTGCTTGCATTTTTTGATAAATTTGCACCTATTGTGATTGCTCTGTGGGGTTATCCTGCTGGTGCTGCTGCTGGAAAAGCCGTGTCTAATCTACTTTTTGGAGAATAATTATGAAACTCAAAGACCTAAAGAAAGAATTGGACGCTCTTGTTGATGCTGGTCATGGAGACAAACAGGTATTTTACCGGCAATATTCATCCGGTGACTGTGGTCCGTTAAGTTATCCGCGCGTCACCGATCGCGTAGATGAATGTGGTCCGTTTGATATTGCCGACGGCGAAGAATATATTGAACTTTCTGTAGGATATTAATTATGACTGAATATACTGTAACGGCGACATTGGATGAAGAATTTTATTCATATCAGATTAGTCTTTCACCTGATCAATTAGTATTATCCTATACTGAGCCTGGTTGTGAGAAAATGCATCAAATTTCATTTGGTTCATTGGAAGAACTACGCAAAGTTGCTGATATGATGATTTCTCTCGCAAAAGTGTATGAACCGTCCTAAACAACATAAATTCGTCAGGTCTAGGTCTTGGTCTGAGTCTGGGTCTTTGTCTGGGTCTTTGTCTAGGTCTTGGAGTGTATAATGAAGCAGATTGAAATTGATGTTAATTCTTGGCATTTTAAACTGATCAAGTATTGTGATTATTATGCATATTCTATAACTGATATTTGTGAGTATCGGTGGGCATTGATCAAATCGCTGTTTTGGTGTTTTTTAATGGTTGTGGTGGTTTTCGGCACTGCATCGTTTGTTGTGTATGGATTCACAAATACTCTGGCTTGGTATCTTGCCATGATTGTATCAAGAACTTTTATCCATGCCGATCCGATAGCGGTGATTGTCAGTACCCTAATGATTTTAACGGTAATCATCCTTACAATTTATGGTTCCTTTAAGGGTCTTGGAAAAATTATTGATTCGCGTGACAATACGGTAAAAGTCATGTATCATTCCTGGAAAAACAAGTGGTGTTCAAAGGTGGTTTTTAAAGATTAATGATATGTAAAAAGAGTCTTGAAGATAGTTTAGAGGAAATTAAATGAAGATAAAGATAATCAGTTATTCTCAGGATGGTTATGTATGTGATCATTATGATCCTCTGTGGGTTATGCGTGACTGCACCAATTGGGATGATGTAACAGAGGAACAGTATGATATTCTTGTCAAATGGTGTGCCAAGAAAAACCGAGATAATTTTAGTGTTCAATATCAAATCTATTGTCAGGAAGAATGTCGCGCCAATGAGCGGATTCAGGAATACCTGGACATAATCCACAAAGAGGAAATGGCGGCTGAACAGAAACGGAAAAAGCGTGAGGCTAACAAGCGTGCCAAACAGCAGGCTCAGAAGGCTGCTGAGGAAGCCAAAGAACGTGAACAATTGGAACAATTAATGAAAAAATATGGAGATAAGAAATGATTAGCATTATTCTGTATGGTGTTTTGGGAATTGCACTAAATTGGGCTGGTGTTAGCATACTTCAAAAACCAGTTGAGTTTTTGGTAATTCTAGCAATAGTGGTGGGAATCTCACTTGCTAATAAATTCGAATAAGGATTATGGGGCAATATTGAAAAATCAATCGTGTTTAATATTTTTGAGCTCAAATTCTATTACATTAATAATTTGGTCTGTGAGTTCTAGTTCTTTATTAAGTAAACGAATCCTGTCTTGAAGAACTTCAAGTTGATTTTTATAATATTGCAATTCTGCTCTTTTTTCAATTCGCTCTTTGTATATGTGCTGAATGAATATTATTGATGCCATGGATATATTTATTAATTGTTTTTATTAGGATTTATTGAATGGATATAGTTTGGGACAAAAGGTTTTTGGATTTAGCGATATCTGTTGGGGGCTGGTCAAAAGATCCGAGCACAAAGGTCGGGGCTGTAATTGTTGATCCGTTTCGACGAATCATCTCGACAGGATACAACGGGTTTCCAGCAAAGATTGCTGACGACAGTCGCTACGACATTCGTGAGGAAAAGCTTGAAATGATCATTCACGGTGAGATCAATGCAATATTGTTTGCTAAGCGTGATCTAACTAATTGCACGTTGTATACAAATCCAATTATGCCATGTTCTCGCTGTGCTGCAATTATTATTCAAACTGGAATAACACGTGTTGTTGCTCCGACCCATGTTGGTATGGAGCAATATGTGAGATGGGAGAAATCATTTGAGAGATCGCTTGCTTTGTTTAATGAGGCTGGTGTACGTGTTGACCTTTTAACTATTTGATAGTATAATTGTTCTTCAATATTAATGGTATAATGAAATGATTATTGACATTATCAATGAGCTTGCTGAAACCTCTTCGCGCCTTGACAAAGAGGCGATTCTGAAGCGCGAAAAAGACAACAAACTGCTGAAGGCAGTTATCGTCGCTGCGTTGAACCCAATGACAAATTATTACATTCGCAAGATTCCAAAATACCAGCCTAACAATGGTGAGGGTATCTCATTGCGTTTTGCGTTAGATTCTATTGGGGATCTGTCGAAACGATTGGTCACAGGGAATGCTGGTATAGATCATCTCCGTTCCAATCTTGAGGCTTTGACTGCATCTGATGCTGAGGTTCTTGAACGTGTAATTGAGAAGGACCTTCGCTGTGGAGTTTCTGACAAGACTGCGAACAAGATTTGGCCGAAGCTGATTCCGGAATATCCGGTGATGCTGTGTAATCAGTACGATGACAAGACTATTGAACGAATCAAGTTTCCTGCATTTTGCCAATTGAAGCTTGACGGAATGAGGTTCAATGCTATTTGCAAAAAAGGTTCTGTAGAGTTTCGGACTCGGAACGGAAAGCACATTGACATTCACGGCTATCTTGCTGATGAGTTTGTTGAGCTTGCTGCGGGCCGTGACATTGTTTTTGATGGTGAACTTCTTGTATATGATGAGGAGATGTATCAATATCTGCCGCGTCAGACTTCGAACGGGATTCTTTCCAAGTCGCTGAAAGGGACGATTGCTGACCACGAATGTGAGCGTGTTGCTGCTACTGTGTGGGATTCGATTCCATTGTCTAATTTTGAAAAGCACAAATGTGACATTCCGTATAGTGCTCGTTTTGAATCACTGAAAAAAGATGTTGAACGAGTTACAAATCCTAAGATCAAGCTAGTGTGGAACGAAGTTGTTGGTGATGTCAATCAGGCTATTGCGCTGTTTGAAAAGTTTCTGGCAGAAGGACAAGAAGGTATTATTCTCAAGGACATTGGTTCGCCATGGGAATCGAAGCGTGTTAAACATCAATTGAAATTTAAAGGTGAGCTTGAATGCGATCTCAAAGTCGTGGCTTGGGAAGAGGGAACCGGTAAAAATGCTGGCCGTCTTGGTGCTCTTGTGCTTGAGTCTAGCGATAGTGTTGTGAGAGTCAGTGTGGGTTCGGGCTTTACTGATGGCGATCGTGATTCTATTAAACCCGATGTTGTGGGTGGTGTGGTGGCTGTGAAATACAATGCACGGATCAAAGATAAGAAAACTGGGGTTGACAGTTTGTTCCTTCCAATCTTCATTGAGATTCGTCACGACAAGAACACTGCAAACTCATCGAAGGAAATCAAATGATATAAACATATCCCTCCTATATACAAGTATAGGAGGGTTTATGATTTTATTAGGCGTCGACTTATCAATGACGTCACCTGCGTTGTGTTTATATCGTGGTGAACAGTTTTCATTTGATAATTGTGAATTTTATTTTTTGTCATCGTCGGACAAATATCTTTATGTCCATAAAAAGCTTCATGGCGAAGTTTTCCCGGAATACACATCATCCTCAGAGCGGTTCAATAATATTGGAACGTGGATTGTTGATGTTTGTAAGGTCAACGGTGTGGAAAAGGTTTTCATAGAAGATTACAGTTATGGTTCAACGGGAAGGGTATTTCATATTGCCGAGAATGGTGGTGTGTGTAAATTTCTTCTATGGAAAAATAATATTCCATATGATACAATACCGCCTACTGTGATCAAGAAGTTTGCAACGGGTAAGGGTAATGCTGACAAACAAAAAATGCAAGAAGCATTCATTAGTGAAACAAATTTTGATATTAAAAACATTTTATCGATGACGGAGAAGCAGTGGAATCCTTCATCTGATCTAATTGATAGTTATTACATTTGTAAATATGGAGAACAGCATGAGCGAGAAGGTTCGTAGTGAAGCTGAATTGAAAGAGATGCGTAAATGGTTAGTTGGTGTTTTGCGGGAAGGTGTTGTTAATGTCACATTCACTAAGAGCGATGGTAGTGAGCGTGTAATGAAATGCACGTTGAATAAAGATGTGGCTGTGCCTTATGAAACTAAAACTGACAGGAAGAAACCTTTGAATGAAGATGTTTTGCCTGTATGGGATATTGATAAAGGTGCATGGAGATCATTTCGGGTGGATTCTGTTAAGGAATTTTCTCTAGTGATGGGTGAGAAATGACTATAGAAAAGGTTGTTAGCGGGGCTGCTGGAGGAACAGAATTGTTGATTGATGAATTCAACAAGCATGTTGATGAAAAGATTCAATCACATTTTCATATTGTTCCGTCTCGTTTGAGGGGTCATGTTGAAGGTAAGATTCCAATTTACTGGGCGCATGATTTGGTAGGTGATCCTGAATGTGATCATTTGAAGGCTGGGGGATACAATCAATATGAAAAGCTAGTATTTGTGTCTAATTGGCAAATGCAGCAATTCATTAATGCATATGGTATACCGTGGCGCAAGTGTGTTGTAATTCGTAATGCGATAGAGCCAATCGCGCCAGTTCAAAAAGACAACACAACAATCAAGTTAATTTATCATACAACGCCACATAGGGGTTTAGAGATACTTGCTCCGGTGTTTGAGAAGCTTTGTGAACGTTATGATAACATTGAGCTTGATGTATTCTCGAGTTTCAAAATCTACAACAACCCAGAACGTGATAAGCAATATGAACACGTGTTTGATATGCTTAAAGCGAATCCTAAGGTTCGTATGCATGGATCTGTAGATTATCGAGAAGTTCGGGAAGCTGTTGCAAACTCACACATTTTTGCGTATCCTTCTATATGGATGGAAACCAGTTGCCGTAGTTTGATGGAAGCGATGACTGCTGGTTTGGTGTGTGTACATCCTAATTATGGTGCATTGTATGAAACTGCTGCTAATTGGACGATGATGTATCAGTATCAAGATAACAAACGTGATCATGCCAATTTATTTGCTAATCAGTTGTGTGTTGCTATTGACAGTGTTGGGAGTGAAGAGTTGGTGATGCGAACGCGTTCACAGAGCACATATGCTTCTGTTTTTTACAATTGGGCTTTAGTTAAGCAGGAGTGGGAAAATCTGTTGGGTTCAATTCTGTATTCTAAAGGAATAAAATGGTAATCATTGATTTCAATCAGCTGGTAATTTCCAATGTGATGGCACAAATTGGGAATCACACTAACATTAAGATTGAAGAAGATCTAGTACGTCATATGGTGCTGAATAAAATCAGGGTGATTCGGCAGATGTACAAACAAGGGGTCTATGGTAATATTGTTGTAGCCTGTGATGGTAAGAACAATTGGCGTAGAGTAGTATTTCCTCAATACAAGGCTAGCCGTCGTTCTGCTCGAAATGCATCTGATTTTGATTGGGATTCTATATTTGAAATTCTCAATAAAATCAGGGATGAGCTGATGAATAATTTTGGTTATATTGTTATACACATGGACGGGGCGGAAGCTGATGATATAATTGCCTCGTTGGTGTTGGAATATGGTGTAGACCTAAATACAGAAGATGCAGAGAGGATTGTTATTGTTTCAGGGGACAAAGACTTTGTTCAGTTGCAGCGGTTTGCAAATGTTCAACAATACGACCCTGTTAAGAACAGGGTGATTAAAGAATCCAATCCTATCTTTTTTGTAAAGCAGCATATAATTAAGGGTGATAAGGGTGACGGTGTTCCAAATATTCTTTCTTCGGACAATTGTTTTGTTGAGGGTGTTCGTCAGAGAAAGATCACAGAAAAGTTTATCAGGGAGTTTGATTACGAGAGCCAGCCTGAGGATGTACAACGAAACTACAAGCGTAATGAGTTGTTAATTGATTTAACAAAAGTTCCTGATGACATCCAACAAAAAACCTTATCGACATATGCTAGTGAACAAAAAACAATTTTATTTCGCAAACAGAAAATGTTTAATTATTTTATCAGCTATAGATTGAAAAATCTTATGGAGCATGTGGGAGAATTTTAATGAAGAGAAAATCGATTTATGAACTTCTTGAAGAGGTATCGAAGGTCAAGACTGCAGAACAAAAGATACAGAAATTGAGAGAGGTAGATAATGGGGTATTGAGAATGATTTTGAAATATGCTCTCGATCCCAACATTAAGTTTGATTTACCAAAAGGGGAGCCACCGTTCAAGCCTTGCCCGTTTCTTGATCAGCAGGGTATGTTATACACAGAGGCGCGAAGACTATATTTGTTTGTTGAGGGTGGTAATCCTAATCTTTCAAAGCTTCGTCGTGAGTCTCTATACATTCAGCTAATTGAATCTATTGATCCTGGTGATGCAAAGCTATTGAATTGTGTTAAGGATAAGAAATTGCCGTTTAAGGGAATCACGGCAAAAATTGTCAGTCAAGCGTTCCCTGATTTATTGCCATCGAAGGAGAGTTGATTTACCATGAGCAAAACGTTTAAAAAGTCTTCTGCTGTTTCAGAGGACTATGAACAACAATCTCATTTTTACAAGTTTCGTAAAAGCAAAGAAAACCGTAATCAGTATAAAGATATTGATAAATATTTAAAGCAGCAAGACATCAACCGTTTTGAAGACGACTACGAAGATTATGAAGAGTACTCATACAACAAGTAAGGAGTAGCATATGGAACAAAAAAGGTTTTTTTGGGATTCTCAACTTGCAATGTGGTTGGAAAATAGGGTAGAGGATTTAGCATTGTGGGTCAGTGAAAAGCGATATCCCTCAGCCGCGAGTTGGGAAAAGCCGTTTTCAGATTCGGGTCGGTCAATAGTGACATCGGATCCATACACATATGTTGAGCCAGAGGACAGTTTTGTTGCTACACCTGTGAAACCTCAGAAAGCAAAGAAGAAATCACCAGCAAAAAAGAAAAAGGCAAAGAAAGCATAATATGCCTTTATATGAACTTCGTAATACAGTAACTGGTGAAATATTTGAACTTTCATTAAAGATATCCGAGTATGAGGAGTATACGAAAGTGAATCCTCATATTGAACGATATTTTGGGGGTGCTCCGTCGATTGGTGATCCTGTACGACTTGGGCTCAAGAAACCAGATGATGCTTTTAGGGACAAACTAAAGGACATCAAACGCAAGCACCGTAGGAGTATAATCAACACTTTTTGAGGTCAAATGAGAAGAACAACAACAAAGAAGAAAAAGAAATCTACTAATTATTTGTTCGCTGATGGAATCAAAATACCCAACGTAAGTTTACAATTAACAAAAATAAAACCTCTCACAGAAAATCAAGCAAAAGCATTCGACGCTTTTAATCAAAAATCCAATCTCCTTTTACATGGTTTAGCAGGTACAGGCAAAACATTCATGTCCATGTATCTCGGGCTTGAAAATGTAATGAAGAGATTGTCGTCATACAGCCAGGTCGTTATTGTTCGAAGTGTTGTCCCTACCAGAGATATTGGTTTCTTGCCTGGTGATGAATACAACAAAATAAAGATATATGAAGCCCCATATCGTGGCATTTGTAGTGAGTTGTTTGGTCGTGATGATGCCTACGATGTTCTTAAACATCACAACATTATTGATTTTATTACAACATCGTTTATTAGAGGGATTACAATTAATAATGCTGTTGTAGTTGTTGATGAATGTAACAATATGAATTTTCATGAGCTAGATAGTATCATAACGCGTATAGGTTCAAACTGTCAGTTAGTTTTCTGTGGTGACTTTAGACAAGCCGATCTTCCTAAGCAGTCTGAGCGTGACGGTTTGAAACATTTTATGAAAATATTAGAAGAGATGTCATGCTTCGAGCACATTGAGTTTAGAGAAGATGATATTTTGAGATCTGATCTTGTAAAACAATATATTATTATGAAAGATAAACTAGGGTATGAGGACAAAGTTTTTTGATCATCAACAGGTGTTTGACCCCGTTGAATTAGAGACAGAGACAGTAGATGGTCAGCGTCTATACAAGACTCCTACTGGGGAAAAGTATAGATCAGTAACTACTGTCCTGTCAAAGCTGACAATTGAACATATTACCAAATGGCGAGAACGTGTTGGTGTTGAGCAAGCGCAAAAGATTACAACACAGGCATCCCGGCGTGGAACAAAACTACATAAAGTTGTTGAGGACTATTTGAAGAATGAAAAATTGTTTCTTGCTGAGGAAACACCGGCATCGATTGACTTGTTCAATTCAATCAAACCTATGTTGGATGAAAAGGTAGAAATTGTTTATGGCCAAGAATTTTGTCTATATTCTCATTATTTGAAGACAGCCGGTCGATGTGATTTGTTTTGTAAATTTGATGGATATAATACTGTTGTTGATATTAAGTCAGCATCAAAGCAAAAAAAACCCGAGTGGATTGAGAATTACTTTATTCAGGCAGCTACATATGCTATAATGATTGCTGAACGCTACAACATCAATGTACCAAAGATAGCAATATTAATAGGGGTTGAAAATGATCAACCGCAATTGTTCAAACAAGATGTGAAGGATTGGGTTTGGAGAGTAAAGGAAGTATTTCGTTAAATATATTCAAGGTGGCACGTGAGTGCTTTAACCAACCAGAAGAGTATGCTATTGTATCAACAAGGGCGCAAACTTATGTGTCTTTGTTTGCAAGGGGTATGATTGATCGTGATGAATATATTGGATTGGTTGAAGATCTACAACAAACCACATCTCATTATTTCGTGAACGAAAATAAACTTGCTACCTCCATATTTTTTGACAAAATAAAAAAAGGTGTTTAGATAATGAGTGAGGAATTAATAGAAAAGTTGAAGATCAATACAAACGATTCGTCCCATGCAATAGTTGAACGTTACAGCACACAAATAAGATCAGCATCCAACCCTTTAGAAAAAGCAAATATTATTTTAGCAAAATTTGATGTTAGCCCTATAACAGATCCTGATGTTGCAAGAATAACAGCTGTTTCTTTAATACTTGAACTTGCAATAGAAGGAAAAAAGTTTGACATTAAAAAAGCTGAAAAGAATGCAGCAATACGAGTAAACAAAGTATTTCAATTATTTGGACGTTTGGTACCACAACAAGAAAAAACACCAAAAAATTCCAAACAGCCAGCTGACGAACAATCCCAAAAAGTTCAAAAAGCACTCGAAGTTTACCGAAAATATCATACCAAATCAGTAAAGTTCTGTACAGAGAAAATTGCCAAAGCATTAAAAATCCCTTATACATCAGCGTATTACTACCACCGCAAATTTTCAAAAAATTGATGTTGACTTTTGAGTACATTTGATATATACTGAGCGACATAAGTTTGCAAAAGGATAAACAAATGTTTCAAACGCAATCAAGTTCAAAGCCGCGTCTCGAGAATGATACGCTCGGAGAGCAGGCGTTGAAAGACCTGTACGACAGTTTTGTATCTTGCACGGCAGAAGCGTTTCAGCAAAAGTGTATAGAGATTGTCCAAGCGGGCGGTGGTAAGCAAAAGCGGAAGAATGAGATTATCAATGCAATAGTTGCATCTCGTTCGAAAGCTCAGCAGTTGAAGAAGGCGCAGGATTTTATTCTTGCTGGTATGGGTCTTGGTGTTTAACTTTTTGAGAGGTAATTAAATTATGGCACACGCACTTGAAATTGATGCAAACGGCAATGCAATGATGGCATATGCAGGCGAAACCCCTTGGCACGGATTGGGTAAAGCAGTTCCTGCTGATCTCAGTCCTGAGCAAATGCTGAAGGCTGCTGGGCTGGATTGGAATGTGGAAAAACATGCAACGTTTTTCACGAAAGGTGATGAGCAATTTCAGACGGACAAATATGCACTCGTTCGTTCGTCCGATAATTCTGTTCTTGATGTTGTTTCTGCTGATTGGAAACCGGTTCAAAATCAGGAAGCATTTGAGTTCTTTTCTGACTATGTACATGCTGGTGATATGGAAATGCACACAGCCGGTTCGCTGAAAAACGGTCAGATTGTTTGGGCTCTTGCGAAGGTGAAAGACTCGTTTGAGTTGTTTGGTGGTGATCGTATTGACAGTTTCTTGATGTTCACTAACCCGCACAAGTGGGGTCAATCGATTGATGTTCGTTTCACGCCGATTCGTGTTGTGTGTAACAACACTCTGACAGCAGCGTTGAATGCTGACAGCAAGAATGCCGTAAAAGTCAATCATCGTTCGGTTTTTGATCCTGAAGATGTAAAAACGACGCTTGGTATTGCTAGCGATCAACTCCGCAAATACAAGATGCAGGCTGAGTTCCTTGGTAAGAAACGTTACAAACAGGATAAGATCAAAGATTATTTCAAAGAGATTTTCCCTGTGTTGACGCAGAAAGAAAATTCCAAGAAAGATATGTCGAAGATGGCTCAGGTTGCAATGAGTGTTGTTGATACACAACCTGGTGCTGAATTTGCAAAGGGTTCGTGGTGGCAGGCATTTAATGCTGTTACGTTCCTGGTAGATCATAAGGTTGGTCGTTCGCAGGAAAGTCGTTTGACATCCTCATGGTTTGGTCTCAATCGCAATTTGAAACAAAAAGCCTTGACAAAGGCAATTGAGTATGCAGAAGCGGCTTAATCAGATCTAAATAAAAGAGGCCTTCGGGCCTCTTTTTTGTTTATGGAGGTTGTATGTTTGTTATTTCAAAAAACAATCAAATGTTGCATGACACAACCATTATTGGTAGTGTAGAATCAGATGTTAAAGTGATCTATAGTGGCTTTGTATATGGGGTTGTCCTTTCTAGCATATGGCCAAAAGATTACCAGTCAGTTTTAGTAAATGAACGACAAGTCAAGCCGGGTGAATTTTTCACTATCAACGCAAGCCCAAACACCCCTGTAACAATTGATGCAACGAATGGTTTTGTGACATATATTATTGCAACGAATAAGCAGGGCAATGAAATAGTTGCAGGAAAAATTGGTTTGATGGGAAACCAACGATATATTGATGGTTGCACAGACACCTTGTTGAGCTGCCCAACAAAACTAGGTGAGCCTTGTCTCAATGCGTTGTATTTCCCAGGTGACACCATTCAAACATTTCATACACATCCATCATTGAGGTGTGGTGTTGTATTACGTGGGCACGGTTTCGCCGACACATCGAATGACATTATTGAAATAACAACTGGCGATGTGTGGTTAATACTAGCATCAGAAAGACATCGTTTTAGGGCAACAGAGGGGGGATTGGTTGTTGTTGCATATCATCCTGATAGTGATTGGGGTCCTACAGATGAAATGCATCCAATGATAAATCGGACATATTTTCACCAATGAGAATTAATTTACCATCACGAGTTTATGACGGTATATACGATCTTGATTTTTTCAAGCGCGTTGTAGCGCGTTACGGACGTCAATATAGTTATGGATGGAAAGCAAACAGGGAAACAGAATATGATCAGGGACACTGGAACGTTCCTATTGCGATACAGTCAAAAGAACAAACAAATGATCTGACACCAATTCTTAAACAAAAAGATCCAGATCTTGCTAATTTCTGGTCTTTCCTACAAGAGTGTGTAATCGGAACAAGAAAGCTGTATAGACTATACATAAACGGTTACACTTATGGCACAGATGGTTTTCTACATTGTGACGACACGTACTTAGCAAAACAATATGGTGATCAATCGCCCATAAGAGAAACGGTGATGGCTTATCTTAATCAGGATTGGAATGCTGATTGGGGTGGTGAAACAGCAATCTTCAATAGTCAAAGAGAGATTGTTTTATCTGTATTGCCTCGCTATGGCAGAATTATAGCGTTTGATGGGCACAAGTTACATGCAGCAAGACCATTAAGCAGATCGTGTTCTGTGTTACGACAGGTTCTTGTAATTAAAACACTACAGCCAGATACCGATACACCAAAAAACAATATTGATTGGCTGTATGATCTAACAATTAATTTAAAGCATTCAGGTAAAACATTTTTTGAACATTTAATACGAACATCCTTGATACTTCGTCAAATGAATGCACCCCAACATGTTATTGATGCTGGTATGTTTCATTCAATATATGGTACAGAATTTTACAGGTCAAAAATAAACATCAGTCGTGATAATGTTGTACAAAGGATTGGCCCAGTAGCGGAATTGCTAGTACGTGAATTTTGCATGACACAAAATCGATTTGATGTGTTTGTTGATTGTTTTAAAGCAACGAAAGAGGATATGTATAGGGATTTGCTAATGATTGAATATGCAAATATAATAGAGCAGAGAGGAATATGTGAAAAAACGGAGATCATTAAGCAGCTGGTTTTCAGTTAGAATCATATTAAATATTATTTTTACAAGTATTTTCTTTTTTTCGTTGTTATTGTTAATGATACCTACAGTGGCAATTTTATTTGGCGTAATCAAGAAGTTGATTTTTGCATAAATATATGTTATAGTAACAATATTGCTGTATGAAGCAAAGAGAAAAGTGTTCTGGACGCGGGGGGCAGTTCCTCGCCGGGTCCACCAATTCATAAACTGAAGAATTTTTCTTCGAATTGTTCTTTACATAATTTGGTTTGCGGGTTATACTTGCCGTTTCTGGGTGTAACCGACTTATATGTGTCAATTATATGCTGCATTCTTGCTTTTTTTTGTGGTTCAAGAATGTGTGGTACCAACTGTGTACATGCTTTAATTGCATTGTCGCCATTAGTATACCAAGACCAAGCTGGTTTGTGGTGGATTTTATAAGTTTTTTTGTTTATTATCCACCCACCAAACTGCTGCTGCATAACAACACATAATTGTTCGGTTGTACTTGTAAGTGAGAGTGTTGGGGTTCTAAAAAGATCTGAAGATCGCCTTTTAGTCAAGGTAATAGTTCCTTCACCATCAAATAACCCAGCCAAATATTGTATGTTCATTGAAGAATCCTTTTGTTTATGGAACAGGTATACTATATATCTGTTCCAAGATTTTGGGCTCGATTTAGATTCGACAGGGCAAAGAGTAACAGAGTGGACAGCACGGTAGGCGATGACCGTAAATCAAGCAAAACGTTAAACGCAAACGAAGAGCGTTATTTGAAGGCTGCTTAAAGTCTTCATGGGGATTTTCAGGTTGTTCCTTATTAACCAAACAACCTGATAAATTCAGAGAGATATATATTATGAATAAACGAATTGGTTTTACGTGTGGTACATTTGATTTATTTCATGCTGGACATGTTGTAATGTTGCGTGAAGCAAAACAATCATGCGACTATTTGATTGTAGGTATTCAAACGGATCCATCGATTGATAGACCTCAAAAGAACACACCTGTGCAGTCAATTATTGAACGTCAAATACAGGTGAATGCGTGTCGTTATGTTGATGAAACAATTGTTTACACAACAGAGGAAGATTTACTTGTAATTTTAAAAACGCTGCCTATTGATGTTCGTATTCTCGGTAATGAATATATGGGCAAAATGTATACAGGGCGTGATTTGCCAATAGAGGTAGTATACAATAAACGTCAGCACACGTTTAGTTCGACAGCCCTACGAGAACGAGTTTATTTGGCCGAATACCAAAAAACTACGTAAATAAAAAGGAGTAGAAAAATGTTACTTAAACCTGTCACAGGAGCGGTAATCGTTTTGTCTATAATTAGCGCAATACTGTATCCTAAGTTTAATATTGAGCCACAACAATCAACAAAACCGGTCAATAATTACAAAGAGTATTCAAGACAAATAAAATGTCTCGCTGATAACATTTATTACGAGGCAGGCAACCAACCAATTGCTGGCAAAAAGGCTGTTGCATACGTTACCCTAAATAGACTACATTCAGACAAATGGCCGAATGATGTGTGTAGCATTGTTTATCAGAAAACAGTCGATAAGGCAACAAATAAAATTGTTTGTCAGTTTTCATGGGTATGTGAGAAACGCAAACAACCCGAAAAAGATCAATGGAACCTTTCATACAATGTTGCCAGACATGTGTGGAAGGAGTATAATGTGAATAATAAAGATCCAACGTTTGGTTCAAAATTTTTTCATGCAACTTATGTGAGACCACAATGGAATTATCAAAAAGTAGTACAGATAGGCGATCATATATTCTACAGATGAGCGATCTAAAAGTAAGTTCAGTGATATCCGTCAAAGATTTTCTTGTTGAGATAGAGAAGCTTGTCTCAGAAAAGAAAATGGAGTATATTGATGCAATCGTACATTATTGCGAACTCCATAACATGGAAATCGAGACTGCTGCCGCCTTGATCAAACAAAATCAAAAATTCAAAGCAAAAGTGAGGACAGAGGCGGAAGAGTTGCATTTCCTTCCTAAAACATCTAAGCTGCCTATTTAATATGAGTTTTGTTGATAACGAGAAGGGCATTGCAGCATACAAGCAATATGTTGCAATCAAAAACCACTTCACGTCCCCTTATTATGATTACTTCCATTACAGTGGAAGAGTGAAGGCAGGCAAGACAACCTTCGAACGTCGTAATGACAAATATTTCTTTGTCAAGCTCTCAAAACAAAAAGACATTCAGGGTTTCCTTGTTGCTAATTTTGTGGATAATCAGGCAAACTGGATCGGTGATATTATTAATAGCCGTTCCAGCGAAAAGATCTATACTGCATGGTTAGCAAGACAGCAATCACTACAATACATCTTTCAAAATGACCTTGATAAACTCGGAGACAATTTTGATCAAAACATTGTAGTTGTTGATGGCCAACATCCCCCTTTGTTAGTTAAATCTTTACGAAAGGAAATATCAATTGAAACTGTAGTCATACTCAATTCATTATGTAAATTTTTTAAACACTGGTCACGATCGATCAACGACACAGTCGTGTGGCCAGCTTTTAAGTTCAAATGTGTCAAATATAAACCTTTTTTGAACTTTGATGAAAAAAAGTTTAGAAAAATTGTGGTCGACAAATTCAAATAGTATAAATAATACTATATTATGAATATTGTGGATACGACTTTATACACTGTTATACATTTTATACAAGGAGATACATATGGTAGACTTTGCTGCTCTAAAGAAAAATCGCAAATCACTTTTCGAGAAACTCAATTCTGAAGTTTCAAAACTCGAAACCCCACAAAACAATCAACAAGAAGACAATCGATTCTGGAAACCAGAAGTAGATAAAGCAGGTAACGGCTTTGCTGTCATTCGTTTCCTTCCTGCTCCAACTGGCGAGGAAGTTCCTTTTGTTCGTGTTTGGGATCACGGCTTCCAAGGTCCTGGCGGGTGGTATATCGAGAAATCCCTGACCACACTCGGTCAGAAAGATCCTGTTTCAGAATATAACTCACAACTGTGGGCAACAGGAACAAAAGAAAATCAAGCAATTGTTCGTAAACAAAAACGTCGCTTGCACTTTGTTTCAAATATCTACGTTGTTAAAGATTCTGCTAACCCCGCCAATGAAGGTAAAGTGTTCCTTTATCAGTATGGCAAGAAAATTTGGGACAAACTCAACGCTGCAATGAATCCTGAATTCGAAGACGAAAAACCCCTCAATCCATTCGATCTTTGGGAAGGTGCAAACTTTAAACTGAAAATTCGTAACGTGGAAGGATATCGCAATTACGATAAGTCAGAATTTGATTCAGTTTCTCCCCTGTTCGAAGATGACTCGGAAATGGAAGCTGTATGGATGAAAGAATTCGCACTACAGGACTTCGTTGATCCAAAACAGTTCAAATCATACGACGAACTTCAAGCACGCCTCGCAAAAGTTTTGGGTCTGGATGGTTCTGCTGCCCAGAAACATCAAAGTAGCGAAGAAGATGAGGCCCCTGCACCGAAGCAGAAAGCTAAAGCTGCACCTAAATCAAAATCAGTTGCAGAAGATGATGACGATGAAGGAATGGAGTTTTTCCGTAAACTAGCCGAGGAAGAAGCCTAAGCTGGCTGTGTGAGGGTTGCTCTCAACCCTCCTTTTCTTTTTGGCACAATTGTAGTTTGAGTGGTGGCGACAATGGCAACATTAGTCGCCACCTTCTTTTTCTGTTCCTCTTCTTTCTTTGCCCCAACAACAGTTGCAGATGCGGCCGCAACTTGAGTTCCTGTTGATGGGGCCGTTGCAACAGCTGTTGATTGACCTACGTCAACATCACCCATCATAGCAGCATATTTTTCAACTTTTTGAAGTTGCTCTAGTCCTATTCCTCGTGACAGATTAAGTCTTCTACCACCAATCGCTAATACCATTTCCCTATTAGCTTCAGATTGATTTGTGAAACCCTGGATTGTTTTCATACCAACATTCTTCTTTACATACTCTGCAACAACTGTAGCTGCAACACCAGGGTCATTGAGTAGATCGGGATTCTTAACTAAATCCAAGCCCGTGATTGACGAATAATATTCATACTGCCCTCTCCCAGTTATACCAATATAACCTCGGCCTCGATATTTGTATCCATCGCCGTCTTCTTTGTTGCCCATCTGTCTACCCATTTCCGTAGCTCGACCATATACCATCTCACCAAAAGCAACTTCGTCTTGTTTGATTCTTGTTAATTCTTCATCAGAATACTTACTTGCACGTTGACCAAACACTTTACGGATTCGATCATTCGGGGTGTTAGCGTATCCCTTTAAATTTTCATTTTTTGGTTTGGCATCCATACCGACTTCTTTTACCACACTGCCCAGAATAGCAGCAATAGCAAATGGATTTGTAATACCAGCATCCATCAAAGCCTTTTTAACAAGTGCAAGATTTTGATTTGGTGTTCCAGGTTCTTTTGCCGATACAGATCCAGCTGGGCTTGGTCTCACAGCAGCTTTTTCTTTTTGTTTTGCTGTGCCATGAGGTGTTTCAACTTTAGAACTAGGGGTTGTTCCTACAACAGGTGAAGCTGAAGGAGGCTGACTTG